GTTTGATTTAGAGAAAATCTTCTCTAGCGTTCTAACGTTCTTCAGGGGTTCTGTCCACGCCCTTGTTGAACGTCTCACCGTCTGGTGGGAAAGCCTCGTGGACAGCTTGCGTCCTCGTCTCTTCAGCTTCTTCGAGGGGATGATGAAACTTGCTTCGAAGGCGTTTCAATCTGCTTGCACGGGCGTTCAGCCCGTTGTCAATATAGTGGAGGAAATTGCCTCTCAACTCGTCGCTCCCCTGGTCCCGGGCGCCATTGAAACCTGCTCTGTTGCTGTCGCGGTGGCTGATTTCGTTGTTCCCCCTCTTTCCCCGATTGTCGAGAAGGTCCTCCAGTCGGATTTTTGTTGGGTGACGGCGAATCTGGTCGTGTCCCGTCCCCACCTCTTCCAGACCCTCCTGGTTCTGTCTTCTCCCGTCAGGTCTCTTATGTCGATTTGCCAACGTCGCCTCGCCCGGTCCGCAGATTTCAATCTACCTCGCCTTCGCCGTCTCCCCCGTCTTCACCGGAGGTCTCGGTGTTTGTACTGGTTGACTCTGACGGTCATGGCTACTCCTCTACTTCTGGGCGCCATCCTCTCCCAGATGTGTCGGTGGATCTGCCTGTCCTACGATCTTTCATCCCGTCGCAACGAACTCTCGCCCTTGGGTCCTTTGGCGAATGTCTGCGCACGTCGGTTTTGGGGCAAATGGTTCAATCGGACCAACTTGACGGTTCACTTTCTTCAGACGACCTTCGTGGTTTCCTTCTTGAAAACCGCGCGCGCCTCAGCCCCCTCGATGACGGAACTTGTTACTCTCGACTCTTCTCGTGTGGTGTGGTCCCAGATCTTGGTCCTTACCCTCGGGCTGCCGATGTCGCATCTGCTCTGGCCGTCTCTGGGTCCCGTCTCCGCACTTGTGGTCTTGTGGTTGATGGTGCAGCTCGCGTGGCACATGTCACCTCTCCTGGTGAGGGCCGACCCAAGGTGAATTTCTGTTTTTGGGCTGCTGCCCATCCGGATTTTCTGGTCGGTTCGGAAACGTTGATGGCTCGGATTCTCGCCTCTTCGCACGCCGACAACATCATTGGTGAGAGTCTCGCCCGTTTCAAATCGGTTGAGACTCGTGCCGTTGAAGTTTGCTCGTCCGTGCTCAATTCTCAGGAAAAGGCGCTTCTCGATCATTGGTCCATCCCTCACGCTTCTTTCCCCCACGGTCGCATCCCCCACCCCGTCTTGAAGGCTCTCGAAAACCACCGTAACGTCAACACTTTGCCCTTCCTTTTGTCCGGTCGCGTCAACGTGGTCTCTATGAAAATGGCCAAGGTCCGCAAGCTCCGCGCTCGTTGTCCAAACGCTGACATACGCGTTTTCAACCCGGTCATTACTCCTGCTGACGTCGCCCGTTTCTCTGAGCCTGCTGATCTTCCCGCCCACGTTGAGTGTGACATCGTCGTCTTCGACGATTGCCTCCACCACATCGCCCCCAATGTGGTTGCCGCGTACATGGATCTCTGGGACGCCACGCGTTGTTACGGTACTTTCATCTCGCCCCCGGAATCTTGGGAACGTCTCGGTTCGATTCACCCAACGCTCTATGGGATCCAGTACTTCGAGAACAAGTACGTGTTCACTCCGGCCGACAATGAATCTGCGTCCTATGAGCAGAATTACGGGGATTCTGGTTGGCATGATCTTGGTTCTTTCACGTGTGGCGCTAATTACGACGTTGAGCTCCTGATCTCGTACGGACCTTACCATCTAGTCTCCATTGTGCGTGATCTTGCCAACCCAGTTCGACGCCAGTTCCGCACATTCGATGCTCCCAAAGTAGTCCGCCTTCCCGAACTCCCCGGTTTCCCGTCGTCGCATTCGCCCTGGTTCCCTGTCACACTCTTCGCTCAGTCGATCTTCCACGCTGGGGCCTTGAAGAAGCTCGGTCAGTCTGACGTTCTCGCTCGCATGCGTGGCCTTTTTGCCCACACCCTAGCCCAAGGTGTCCCTCTTGAGACTTGGGAACATTTCGGCGCGTGCTGTCGAATCGCTGGTCTTAAGATCTCTGACCCTGTCGAAACTCGTCTTGCTGGCAGCTTTACCGAACGTCTTTTTCTTGCCCTTGAAGAATTCGTCCGAGACAACTTCGCCGAGTCTATCTACCTCTTCTTCTACCCTGACCGCAGGCTCATCAACGTCGTCAGAGCAGCCCTCAACAGAGAAGTGGTTCATTTCACGGTGTCACTGCGCCACGACGTCCTTTTTGAAGGGTTTCCGCAACACGAACTGCCCGAACAACCTCCCGTGCTTGGAGATCTTGTGGCCGATCCTCCTGCTCCTGAACCTGCGAGACTCCCTGTCCCTCCCCCCGCGCGTTTAAACCGCATTCCGCCGCCACGGTTCGTCCCCCCGGTGAACGCCCGTCGATTGCCCAATCCTGGTAACCCCGTCCTGGCTCTCAATCCGGCCCCGCGCGAGACCTTCCTCAACGTTCCTCGAGCTTTGCGTCACACTCCCGATCTCACCTGGGAGCCTGCTCGGGATCTTGACGACGTTCCTGAGAGCTGTGGGCACGTGGCTTTGCGGGAACTCAACCCTCCCGGTGACGAAACTTGGCCGGAGTTCTTCCGCAGGCTACACAGTGTCCTGCCTTTTGAAGAATTGGTTCGCTTGAGAGGTCAACCAGGTGTCTCGACACAGATCTTCCTTCATGCCGCCGCTTTGCTCTTGGGAATCTCCATCGACATCCATCTTCCCGGTGCTGTTGCAGACAACGCCGTTACTTTGGTCGGTGTCGTTGAAGGTCAACGTTACGACATCTTTGGTATCATCACCCCTGACGGCCAAGGTCACTGGCAGACGGTTCCCAACCCTTTCCCGCAACAGGTGGGTCCACCCGGTATCGCGGCTAACCCTCTCTTCGCAGGTGGCGCGCTCAACGTTCGTTCTTTCTTTTCCTCGCTCCTTCCCTCCGGCTGTCCTACCTTTCTCTTTACGCCGGATTCGAAGCGCGCAAAGATCTTGTTCGACGAGATGTCTGAGAAAGTTACCGGTATGGTCACGGTGCTCCCAAAATGGTCCGATCGTCGTCCCGTTTTCGAGGCCGCTGTTCGAGCAGGTTCCAATCGTTCGGTCGAGATTGCTTACGTCTCTGGAGTGGCCGGTTCCGGCAAGTCCTTTGTCCCGAAGAGCTATTTACAGTCACGTGCTCGTGAGCTCTCTTGGTTTGTCAACGTCGTTTCCCCGCTGAGAGACCTCAACACTGCGTGGCTCGCCGCATTCCCAAATGCGACGCCCGATCAACGTCAACTTTTCAAGACTCACGAGAAGGCGTTGTTTTCTAGCCCGGAAATCGTTGTCTTTGACGAGGCTCAGAAGCTGCCCGGTTTCTATCTCGATCTGTACGTGCTCACCCATCCCACTGTCCGTTACGTCGTTCTTTTGGGCGAGCCCTTCCAGTGTGGAGCTCCGATCACCAACCCAGCATCACAACTTCGCGCTGCTGACTCCCCTGGTCTTACTCTTAGTCCTAGCATTGGTGTGCATTTCGAGGTCTCCTGGCGGGTGAACGCCCATGTCGCAGCCTGTTGGAACATCCCGATCGCCCACAACCGTCGTGCTGGTATTTCCATGGTTACTTCCATCCCCCGCGGTTGCCCCATCGTTGTTACGACGGTTGCCTCTCAGAACGTGATCCGTGAGTACGGCCAAGAAGCGTACACCCTCTCTTCGTGTGGTGGTCAAGATTTCAATGGTCCCTATTGTATCATTTTGACCCGCGAGCTTCTCACCGGCGTTCCGCCGGAGGGCATCTACACCGGTTTCACACGTTCTCGTCATGAGATTTATGTTCTCAACGCTCTTACGCCCGCGCAAACTCGAGATGTGATGGCCTCTTCGCCGTTGCTTGGTTCTCTTTTGAACTCCCAGGTCTTGCCCAACTCGTATCGGGACTATATCGGTAACCGCCTTCCTCCTGGTGTTATCGTGCCTCCTTTGCGGTTGTTTCCGGCTGGTGTTCTCCTCACCGTTTCCGACGTTGTTGGTGGTGACCTGACGTTGCTTTCCAAAAGCGAATCTTTGGCGCCGATCCTTCGTGACGCGATGTTGGCCTTGCCTGCCGAAAGAGTTGAGTCCGACGTTTCCCCGATCAAGATTTCTCACGCTCCTGTCTCTGAGGAATGGGTTCCCTCCTACTACGGCCGTTACGGTGATCCCAAGAACGATCTTGCGAACTCAGGTTTCCACACCGAATCTGTCGAAATGTCTGGTGATCCGCTGCCCACTAAGCAGTTCGACGATGTCAAATTTTCGCCCGCTGAACGCCTCGAGAATTTGTGCGACTTTTTCCCGGTCCATCGTTCCAACGATGCTGCGCTTTTCGGCCCCACGGTCGCAAAACGTCTTCGTTTCGCTTCGGAGTCTGAAAATCTCGCCGAGTTTGCCTCTGCCTCTTTTCTAGGTCCTCTGCTTACCACGGCTTTCGTGCAGGACCTTGGCCTCGAGGACACACCGATCCCTTGGGATGATGAGCTCTTTGATTTCTGCATTGACGACTGTGCTCGCAAGAGACTTTCCAAGCCTCTAGCGATGCTGAATAACCTTGAGCGCGATCAGGATCCTTCGCTTCGGGACAATCACACGGTCCTTAATTTTCTCAAGGGTCAATTGATCAACAAACTCGACACTTTGACGAAATTTTCCGAAAGCGAAAATGTTTCTGTCCCCACGGTGAAACCGGCTCAGATGATCACCACTTATACGGAGGAAATCAACGCCTTCTTTGGGCCGCTCACCAGGTATCTTGCCACGAAATTGCGCCTTTCCCTCCCCGATGATCACGTGCTCTTTTACGGCGGATATTCTCTTAGCGACTTGGATGATTGGAGTCGTCGTCACGTCCCTACGAATCTCTCTCAGTCGTTCGCCAACGATTACACGGCTTACGACAAGTCCTGTCGTGGTGACAGTCTTCAGTTCGAGGTTTGCATAATGAGATTTTTCAACGTCCCTGAGCGCTACATTGACCTTCACGTGGATCTCACTTGTCACCTCAACAGCGCTTTGGGACACTTGGGAATCATGCGCACCTCAGGCCAGTGGTGCACTTACCTTTTTAATTCGTGGTTCAACGCTGCGTATTTCGCGTTGAAATACGAGTATCCGAAGGAAGTGCCCAGAGGTTACTCTGGTGATGACATGTTTATATTGTGCGTCCCCACGATTCGTAAGGGTTGGTCACGTCTGTCCATTTACTTCGCGCTCATCGGCAAACCTGTGATCGCCCGCAATCCCGAGTTTTGCGGTTGGATACTCTCCTGTCATGGCATTGTCCGACACCCAATGCTGCTCCTCCTGAAGTCTTTATATCACGTCCGGAATGGTTCTTTTGACAACGTGGTCATAAACTACTTCATCGAACACTCTTTTGGCACTCGTCTCGGTGACGCACTTCATGACATTTTACCGCCGGAACTGATCTCAGCTTTTGGTGAATGCATTGCCCTGTTCAGTGGTCACATGTCAAAAATTCCCGATTTCTTACGCCCCGTCAATTTGTTGGGTTCCACTTTTCTTCGACCGTCTGTTTTTCATCCCATCCACCTCAACGCTCGTGTCATGAAGATGGATTGGCGGCACGTTTCCTCTCCTGTCCGACGTGCCATACTCTCTTTAGGACCTCCCCACAAGGGTTATTGAAGCCTTTGTTTGTTTTCTTTCTAAACCCTTTCACATGTCCGGTAACATCTTCGAATCCCCCGCCGCTCTCGCGTCAATTTTAGATTCAATCAAACTTGTCCTCCTTCTCAGTCCTGACGATGCAAAGCTCTTCATCGCAGTCTATCTCCCAGTCCTCGTCTCAAAAGACCGAGAGGCAGTCTTCCTTGCCATCGACAGCTTCAAACACCCCTCCGATTGACTCGGACCGGGCTTTGACACCGCATTCTAGTTCGCCAAGCGCCTTAC